GGGTGACGTTGTAGACATTGGCGCACCTTCTGCTGACACTGTAAGCACTGCTAAGATTCAGGATGATGCTGTAACCGCTGCTAAATTAGCCAACTCTATTAATACTGAGATTGCCGCTAATACAGCAAAGGTAACCAACGCTACTCATACAGGCGATGTAACAGGGGCTACAGCCCTCACCATTGCTGCTGATGCAGTAGACATTGCAATGTTATCTGCAACTGGTGTAGCCTCTGCAAGTACATTCCTCAGAGGAGACAATGCTTGGGCTTCTGCTGGCGGTTTAAGCGATGCAAGTATGTGGGTTTTAACAACCTCACTTACTGGTATTTCAGACGTAGATATTACAACCAATCTTGCTGTTTACTCTGGGGATGGTTATGGTTCTCTTGGTTCCGCTATGACGGAATCAAGTGGTATCTTTACTTTTCCTAGCACGGGTTACTGGCAAATAACCTTTAGAAGCACAATTCAGAAAGGGGGCACGGATACTTATAGTTCAAGCGTGGCGATTTATACTACTCTGAATGATTCAGCATACGGCCTAGCAGCAAAAACAAGAGCCGGTAACTACGGTACGGGCGCGAACCAGTATGCTGCTCCTGCCTCAACATTTTTATTCGATGTTACGGACGTAGCAAATTGTAAGGTCAAGTTTCATATTGAGGATGCAAATACTAGCGACACATTTATAGGTAGTACCGCTTATATTGCAACGGGATTTGAATTTATGCGTTTAGGAGATACCTGATGAGGTCAGAACATATCGAAGATGTCCTTATCCACTTACATAGTGGGCAATGGTTTGGATGGAGTGATCCAAGCAATAAGATTTACGATAATCTCATTATTCATGGGGGGCAAGAGAAACCCACGCAGGAATTCCTTGAATCTGAACTTGCGCGATTACAATCAGAACATGATGCACAAGAATATGCAAGAAATCGTCAAGCAGAATACCCATCAATAAATGAACTTATCGTAGCCCTATGGGAAAACGTAGTAGAAGAAAGAGCCTCTGCTGTGGTTAGCTTGGAGGCTGATAGACAGGCTGTAAAGACCAAGTATCCTAAACCCTAATGGCTCTTATCCCTGTTGAGAATGTAGGCGAAACAGGAATTGTCAAGGACATAAACCCTTGGCAACTACCCCCTAATGTCTGGTCAGATGGTAATAATGTAAGGGTAGAGCATGGAGCTATAGTAAAGTCTCCAGGCTATGCAGAAGTTTTAGCCACTTGTCCTGTTACCCCCTACCATATTATCCAGTTAAAATACGGTGCTGCCGTATATTGGGTAATAGCTAGCCTTGAAAAAATATACGTTCACAATGGAACTGTATGGACTAATATCACCAGACAAACCCTTGGCTCCGATGTAGATTATCACGCTACTGCTGATGAAGGTTGGACATCCACTGTTCTAGGCGGAGTTCTTGTCATGGCTAACGGATTGGACCAACCACAGTTTTGGGCGTTGGTTAATGGTGTTCCTCCCGTTACCCTTGGTGTGCCTACAACCAAGATGGACAATCTAACCGCTTGGGCCGCTGGTGCTGGTGCAACCCATTATCCAGTATCTGTAAGAGCATTTCGGTCTTTCTTGATTGCCCTTAATTTGACGGAAGCTGGAACCCCCATACCCCAGAAAGTGAAGTGGTCAACAGAGGCGGGAACGCAAGCTGTTCCGGCCTCATGGGATGAGTCAAGCGCTATAGTAGATGCTGGTGAATACGAATTAGCTGATACAAAAGGGGCTATATTAGACGGCCTTCCGCTTGGCGACACCTTTATGATTTACAAGGATGATTCCATCTATAGTATGACCTATGTTGGAACTCCATTTATATTTGCTTTTAGACAGCTATCCCCCTCAGTCGGCGCACTTGCAAAGAACTGCGTAGCTGAATACGATGGCGGTCATTTCTTTCTCGGTAATGGTGACGTATATATAAACGATGGTCAGAGAATAAAATCTATTCTACCCCATAAGATAAGAGATTATATATTTGGGGTAATTGATGGTGCCAATTTTGAACGATCTTTTGTTGTTGCTGACTATGGTAATACTGAGATGTGGGCTTGTTTTCCCACCCCAGAAAGTTCGACCAATCAATGCGATAAAGCCGTTGTTTGGAACTGGACTAATAATGCGTTTACTATTAGAGATATACCAGACTTAGCTCATATTGGATATGGTACTGTAGATGATCCGAATGCGTTTACAACGTGGGCGGCAGCAGTCCCCACATGGTCTAGTGCCCTAGGAACTTGGACACAAACATGGTCCCAATCTGAGAATGTACTGGTTATGGCTTCCCCAACAGATACAAAACTTTACAGGAATGCGTCTGGGAATAGGGAAGATGACACAGATATGACATCATTTATAGCTAGAACCGGCATGGCTATAACAGCACAACAACAGAACGATCAGTCTACAGTGAAGCGTATAAAAGCTATCTGGCCCAAGATGGAAGTATCTGGTTCTGGCAATACAGTAAATGTCTATGTTGGAACCCAGAACTCTACGGAAGAGGCAGTCTCTTGGTCCTCCGCTGTTGCGTTTAATCCAGATACTCAATCGAAGGTATCGGTCAGGAAAAGCGGAAAACTATATGGGGTTAAGTTTGAGTCTACTGGAGACTTCAACTGGAGACTAGATGGTTATGAGATAGAGCTAGATGATGCCGGAAGGCGAGGCTCCAGGATGTCAACATAATGCCAACCTATTCTGATAGAGTTGTAAAGTCTGTAACGCATTATCAACCCGGACCACTTCCTTTAGATAATGAGGACTTGGGTGTATACGTTGTTGATGAACTTAAAAGACTCGGAAACATACTATTTAATCAGGCAACATTCAGGCTTGAGAGAACGCATCACGTGCCAGATAAACCCAGAGAGGGTGACATGAGATACTTTGACGGAACTAACGCAGACCCATTAGGAACAGGAGATGAAGGTATCTATTACTTTAAGAAAGGTTCTCCGGGCGCATGGATATTTCTAGGTTGAAGGCTCAGATCGTACAGCCAGAAGATGTTGCATATATCTGGGAAGAGGTTGCCCCACTTCTTGAAAGAGCTAAAGAGCATAGCGAGGGAGAATTAGAAACTGATGACTTCCTTGAACCACTAACGCATGGTGATATGCAGTTATGGATAGCTACAGAAGATAGCAATATGCATTCTGCCATGGTTACTCAGATAGTAACTTACCCACAAAAACAAATACTTAGGGTGATATTAATAGCTGGTTCAGATTTTAAAAGGCTATATGAATTCAATGATATGATAGAATCTTTCGCGATAAGAACGGGATGCTCTGGTATGGAGTTATGGGGCAGGAAAGGTTGGAAGAAACTTCTCCCTGACTGGGAATCAAACTACATAGTCTACACTAAAGACTTAAAAAATAGGATGCAATAATGGCAGATAATATTCCAGGCACAAATATACCAAAATCATCTATAAAGGCTGGTAATAAACATAGCTGGCAAGAATGGGCTGAGATATTAGCAGACTCAGATGATAAGAATGATGTTCTATTTGACATAGCCTATTGGAATACACCCGGTGGTAAGGGTCAAGGTAATCCAGATGTTGGGGCCGTTCAGTCTAATATATGGAGCTTAACTGGGGACCATAAAACATGGGCCGAGGAGGCTGTAGAATCTGATAGCGGTGGAAGTGATATATATTACGATAGATCGGACCCTGCTAATGTAACCACTGTTGCTGGCGCTGATTATGGTCAGGCAGGAAGTGCGGATGATTTATCAAGGTCGAATCTTTACTTCACCGGCACTAATATGCCAACCACTGGATTTACTACCGCACAAATAAATGACTTTAATAGACGCCTTAATACCGAAATAGGTGATAAAAACTGGAAGGGCGCTAACGATATAATGTTTGATATTGCCTGGGCCATGGGTAAGAATTTCTACGGTAGTCCGACAGATGATCAAGGTGGTTATGGACAAGGGAATAAATTTATTGGGATGTTACAGTCGGATATGTTTTCTCTTACTGATCCAGACTCTAGCATGTGGGGTGAAGATTATATAAATTCTGATAATGATTCATATACCCTGAGAGATTTATCTGGGAACCCAAGAGGTGGCACAATAAGATTTGGCGATGCTGGTTCTTATATTGATAATAGCTCAGTATCTGGTGGAAATACTATAGGACTACAAGACTGGTCCAGGTTTGGAACTAACCCTGCTGCACCTCCTCCCCTACAGGAAGGATTGCTTAAAAACTATCAGCTATATGCAGGGGCACCTACCGGTACTGGTGTTAATTTAATTGGTGGTGGTGGTTCTAATAATATCTGGGGCAATACTCTAGGTAATGGGTCCATAGTGAATACTGCAACTAGCGGGGCTAATTCATCTACATCGTCAACACATACAGATACATCTGGTAATAAATGGGTAATGACTCCTAGTGGGAACTGGGTTTCAGCGAACTCTGATTATGGCAAGGGATTGCTAGGAACTGGTCGTTTGCATGGCGATCCTAACTTTTATGATTCTAGTGGTGCTTATGTTGGTGCTGAAGGTCAACAGGGTGATGGTACTAACTCACCCGGCTTTACTCAGCAGGAGATTTCTACCGGTATTGCTCATAATTATGGGGGAAAATGGGGTAATAGACAGGTTGGTTTAAACTTGCTTGGTAAGATGGGCATTCTTGGGGATAACTTTGGAACAGAGTCTCAAGATGCTTATGCAGAAGCTGCTGTTAAGGCGATGAGTGAAGGTGGTAAGGAGTCAGGAGTACACTCAGGCGCTGGAAAGGAACTAATGTAATAGAGGAATAAATTATGAGTGGCGGATCAAAAACAACAACAACCACAACTAAGCCATGGGATATACAAGTTCCATATCTAAAAGGTGGCTTCAAACAGGCTCAAAAAATATACGATGCCAATAAGGGATTGGGTCCA